AGTGCTTTCCCAGGATCTGGAAAGCCTTTCGGGTTATCTTACTCGTGTCCGTAAATTGGAACGGATTCTTAAACAAATCGGGATTGTCCTGGACCGGCGTTATGGATTTTTGCTTAACAAAGTTGGTCAAGAATTAAGAACAATTCCAAAATTTACTCAGGATGGTTTGCTCCGGAAATCCATGGGCATTTTCAAGATAGGAGCCATCAAACGATCGCTTCTAGCCATCCAACTCAGAGCTGTTGCAGATCAAGATATTGTTCTGGGAGAGCCTGTGGCCGATTGGCTTATGGCCCAGAAGGAGGCCCTGAGACGCCGTATTGTCCAACAGTTGAGGATGGGTGTCACTGGGGGTGAGACAAACTCCAGTCTCATTCAGAGGCTCCGTGGGCGTCCTACGGGGAGGACAATAGAGGTTCAGCTACCACGCGGATTTCCTCGAAGAATTAAAGAGTACGCAGGAGGCGTCTTTGATTCATCAAGAACACATGCCGATGTACTTATAAGAACGGCCTCTATGAGCCTCTTCAACAAAACGCTCTTGAAGGTCTACCAGGAGAACACTTCGACTATTATAGGATTTCAGTCCTGGTCGGTGTGGGATCGTGGATCGACTGATGTTTGCAAAAAGCGTAATGGTTTGGCATGGTTTCTTGATGGGCAATCAATGACGAAGGGGTCTAAGGAAAGTCAGTTCCCTGGGCCTCCACCGTGGCATTTTCAATGTCACACGACGCTGATCCCTGTGATGAAATCATGGAAAACATTGTCGATGAATCGTCGGCTGAGAAAGATACCAAAGGCAGTTCGAAGCATTATGGATGGTCAGGGGGACTCAGGAGTCATCAAGACCATCAAGGATTGGGTTCGGCTTTATGGTGAAACCGAAGCCATTCAACAGTTGGGTCCTCGTCTTTATTCTTCTTGGAAGAATGGCCGGATTACAACAACACAGTTAATAGACGCTGCTGGAGCATGATCATGTTCCAACAGTTAAACATTATAGATTGACCCGAGGAGTGACATATGAAGCTCAAGAAGAAGTACAAGACGAAGGACGATATCCCTGAGAAGTTTCTCGGTTTGTTCGAGGAAAAGGATGGGGAGTGGCACCTTGATGAGGGGTTTGAGGGCATTGAAGGTGTAACCCCTAAGCCGGATAAGCTTGATGAGTTCCGGGAAACCAACCGTCGACTCCTGGCTGAGAATCAGGAGATCAAGTCTAAGTTTGGTAATGTGGAAAAGCAGGTTGAGCGTATGGCCGAGATGGAAGCTCAACTGAAGCAGTTCGAGGGTGTCTCGGGTGAGCAGATCGAGCATCTCCGAAAGCTGGCCGGCAAGGAGCAGGACGCCAAGGTTCGACAGTTGCTGGAGACCGGTGACCTTGATGCAGCTCTAGAGGCTCGCTTTGGTCGTAAGCACCAGGAGATGAAGACGGAAATGGAAGCTCTTCGTCGAAAGGTCGAGGATACCGAGCATCGTCGAATGGAGAAGGAGCAACAGCTTGCGTCGATTCAGGCCAAGACGAAGTTCAAGAGTTTGATTACTTCTCGTGGACTGCGTTTAAAGAAGGGCGCTGAAGATGCTTTGGATATGTTTATTGACACGGATTGGACCGTGACGAATGAGGGTGATCTGGAGCTGAAGCGTAAGGATCTTCTTGGGGACGATGGCGGACCCATGAAGGGGAATGAGTATCTCGAAAGAGAACTATTAGAGCGCAAGTCCTTCTTGTTCGAACCGGCTAAGGGTGGGGGCGGTGAGGGGAGCAATGAAGGTGGGGACCAAGGTAATGGCAAGATTATTGCCCGAGATCCTTACACCATTGGCATGAATCTGGATGCCATCGCTAAGGGCGATGCCCATATTCGAGAGCGGCCCGAGGCGTGATCATGCTTAACAAGCCGTCGTTGGTCTTTTGACCGCGACGGCTTGTTGGCATGCACATCACCATGAAAGGCAAGGACAAGTTTTTCATTATTGATGGTCACGGACTCATCTACAGGTCCGTGTTCCGTCCTGGTCAACCGTTGATGTCCCCCAATGGAGAACCAACAAGGGGGACATTCTCCTTCACTCAAACGCTGCTGAATCTCATCGAGAATGCAAATCCTGCCTATCTTGCTGTAGCGTTTGATCCTCCTAGAAAAAATACATTTCGGCGGAAGCTTTTTCCTGAGTATAAAGGTAACCGTAGCAAGAAGGGTCCACCCGAGGATTCTGTGTTTGTGCAGTCTAATCGATGCCAGGAGATTGTAGAAACTCTAGGTATCCCTATCTTGAAGTATGAGGGCTTTGAGGCTGATGATGTCATCGCTACCTTAGTAGATATTTGTGCTAGTGAGGAAGTTGAGTGTGTTGTCATCAGCCGGGACAAGGATCTTCACCAACTCATCGGTCCAAGCTGTAAACAGTATGATCCACAGGATGAGCTTTGGATCGATGAAACCAAAGTCATGGATCGGTGGCGTGTGACACCCGACAGGATTGTCGACATCATGACGCTTTCCGGAGATCCTACAGATAATGTTCCTGGAGTTCCTGGCATTGGACCCGCCACAGCTACGAAGCTTATCCTTGAATTTGGTACTTTAGCGGCTCTTCTAAAAGTCGTGGAGTCAGGAGAGTTTAAGGCACCTGAAAAAGGTGCCAAGAAGACTTTCCTTACAAACGTTCGTCGTCAAAGTATCCGACAAGCTGATATGGAACTTTGCCGCCAACTTGTCGAGTTGCGTAGAGATGTTCCAATCACCCTGAGTGTGGGTGATTTGGAATTCAATGGGCTTGATATCGAGGCAGTCAAGCCGCTCTTTGCGGAACTTGGCTTCTACTCACTGCTGAAGCGGTACGCAAAACAACCCGGACTAATCAAAGAGGAACTCTAATGAAGCGAACAACTGTTCTTTCCATGGTGTGCTTATTTATCCTGATTGTTCTTGGGCTCCCAGGGTGTGGTCTCTTTGGGAAGAAGGGTCTCACAGTGCCTCAGCAATGGGTTCGATCCGATCGAGCCACTTATGAACTTGTTGCTCCTACACTCAGGCTGCTCGTCGATGGGGATCCATCCAATGATCCAGACCTTACGGGGGTTAATAGCCTAGCACTCATTCAGCTCTTGGATGCTTGGAATGTTCGGCTGATGGCTGCTGAAGATCAACTGCTATGGCTTGAGGACAGTGAGGGTGTATTTAGATGAGAGAAGCTGAGAATAATAATGTTTTATTCAGTGTAGAAATAACAGTTCTCATCGTGTTCATTGTTTTGGCCGTTGTTAAGTACAAACAATTTTCCAGAATTGATGAACTGCCTGATAGAACTTATCAGGTTGAGAGCAAGCTTATTAGTGTTCCAGTGGACATAAAGGATAAATTCTGATGTCTGATCCAAACATCGCGGCAAGCAGTTTGAGTGATGTAGCAACCCAGTTGGTCGAAGAGTCTGCTGCGGATCTCAAGGCCTCCTTAGAAAAGTTGGGGCCCATAACAAAGCCTCTTATGGATAAGACTAAGGATCTGGCCATCCTAGCAATTCAGGTTTATAGTGCAAAGCTCAATGGTAAAAATACAGCTGTTGCTGAAATAGCTATGAAGAGCATTGTGGCTAACCTACAAGCAGCTGGAACTATTTATGCAGCGACGGAGACCATGGCGTTTGTCGAGAAGATTCTGGACAATCTGAAGAAGTCCTTATTAGTTATAACAACTGTCAGTATTCTTTAAGAGAAATACTGATGGAAACTTGGACAATCCTGGCTCCTGGCCCATCTCTACCCATTCAAGGTACGGCCAAAGGCCCTATAGCTGCGATCAACAATGCCATTCTCGCTGAGTGGCCTGTTGATTTTTGGTTTTGTAAGGATCAGCCAATACAGCATGTCGAGACGATGATTCGTCTCGTGAAGGAGGGAAGGTTTGACCGCTTTAATAGTACCCTCCTTTGTTGCCCAGAAGATCAAGTCCAATTTTGGGAACCGCTTGGGATGCGGATCTGGCCTTACTCCAACATTAACCATGTGTTCTGTGAGCAGAACTTGGGCAAGATTCCCGATGTTCGGATGCTCGATATCACCATCACTTCAGCCATCTCTCGTTGTATAGGCTTGGGAGCTACCACGATCGATCTTTATGGTTGTGATATGGCTGGAACGGGATATGCCATTGGAGAGGATGCTGATAGCCGTTCCGAAGAGGCTTGGAAAGATCGTTGGACCTATGAGCAAGAAATTTTCCAAAAGGCTTTAGCTGTTTGGGAGCCCGTGGAGATCATCCGAAAATGATTTGGACTGTCCTAGCTCCTGGGCCATCCCTTAAGCAAGTTTCTCTAAAACACTTGGAGGGTGGTGGTCCTGTGGTAGCCATTAACATGGCTGTTCTCTCGCCACTCCATAAGGATTTTTGGTCTTGCCAGGATCCAGCCAGGAAGTTCGAGAATGTTTGGCAACCTTTATCTCTTGAAGAACGTTTCAGTCTTCCTCTTGTCTGGTGCCGTGGAAGGTCAAGTTTAGAGTGGAACAACGCTGGTATCCGAACATGGGCTCATCCAGACAAGGAAGCTGAGTTTCGAGAGGCTTTTTTGCCTGGGGGTGTTAAAGAAACCCACACAACAAACCTGACTATCTTGTCAACTATATCCCGTTGTATAGGACACGGGGCAAAGAAGATCATCCTGTATGGATGTGACATGGTAGGGGTTGGGTATAGCTTTGGAGTCGATTCTTCCAATAGGAATAGTGCCCAATGGTCTAGCCGTTGGAGCAATGAACCGAACAACTTCCAAAAGATGGCCAAAGAATGGGCATCTCGCGGGGTAGAGATTGATAGACGAAGCCCTCCTTTCGATTGAAGAGTGTTTGTCAAATACTGCTTGATATGAATGTCTCATCAATAAATCTTGATGGTTATTATTCTTGATTTTTTGGGAGTATAACAGTTTTCTAAGAAAGACCTGTTTGACTTCCTAGTTTCTTTAAACGATAAGAATACGTATCTAGAGTGGTGTTCCGCACAGTGCGGGCACCAGAGAACGCTTGTCAGCTCCCCTTAGGGTTCCTCAAAGCGTTTTTGCCGGCTCCGAGTAGCTGGGCTCACCTCGCGGAGAGGTTTTTCAGAGCATCCCGCTCTGCGAACTTCTTTGCAGTTGGCGGGTGATCCCACATTACAGGAGCCATCACATGGCGAATACTCTCACCAATGTGATCGACAAGCTGCTGGCCCGTGGTCTCCTGGCCCTGCGCGAACAGTCGATCATGGCACTCCTTGTTAACCGGCAATATGAAGTTGATCCGGGTACACAAGGAGATAGCATTAGTGTCCCCCTTCCGTCCGCTGTCGCGGTCGGTGATGTCACGGCTGCCGTGACCTCTGCCGGTGCGACTACGTCTAACGGTAGTCCCGGAACGGTGTCGATTGCACTTAACCGGTGGAAGGAAGCTGCCTTCTACCTCACCGACAAGGATAAGTCGGAGATCAGCAACCGTGCTGGTTATATGCCCATGATGGCTTCTGAAGCTATCCGTGGGCTGGCCAACGATGTTGACCAGTTTATCCTCAGCTTGGGCTCCAAGTTCTATGGTGTCCAGGGTGTGGCCGGAACAACCCCGTTTGGTACGGCTGAAATCACCGATGCGGCTCAGGTCCGTAAGGTGCTCAACAACCAAGTGTGTCCCATCAACGACCGGCGACTTGTTTTCAACCCGGACGCTGAGGCCAATGCGCTTGAGCTGCGTGCCTTCCATGATGCCAGCTTCGGTGTCGGTGGTGCGGCCATCCTCGAAGGCCAGATCACTCGGCGTCTTGGCTTCGACTGGTTCATGGACCAGAACGTCCAGACGCACACGGCTGGAGATGCTCAAGATTGGGTCATCAACAAGTCGCCCAGCTTCGGTGTCGGTGATAAGAACATGATCGTTGACGGAGGTTCTGGTACGTTCCTTGTTGGTGACATTGTTAGTTTTGCTAACCATAGTCAGACTTATGTTGTAACTACGGGTGGTACAAACACGTTCAGCATCGAGCCTGGACTCGTGGCGGTTGTTGATGATGACACCGTTGTTATCGGTCCTGCGGACGTTGCTGGAGTTGGTACTCACGCGATGAATTTGGCATTCCACCGTGATGCCATCGCCTTCGTGTCCAAGCCTCTGGCTGATTCGAGCCATCCCAGCTCGATCATCCAGTCAGCTGTTGATCCGATTTCCGGTATTGCTCTCCGCTTGGAGATCACCCAGGAATACAAGCAGGACCGGTTCAGCTACGACATCCTCTATGGTGCTGAGGTTGTTCGGCGTGAGCTTGGAGCCCGACTGCTCGGTTAATAGACTTTTGGGGAAACAACAGGGAAGATTCGCTCCTTCTGGCCCCTAGCGGCTGGGCCAGGGCCACAGCTGGCCCAGCCGCTCTTCCTTTGGAAGAGGTTTATCTCATGAATCCGAGCGTCAAAACAACTACGATGGGTGTGATTGCGGCAATCGGCTTGCTCTGTACGGCTTTGACAGACGCGCTCCGAGATGGGTGGAGCACCCAAGACTACGCTTTAATTGCTTCTGCGATTGGTATTGCCCTCCAAGGTATCTTTTCCAGGGACGATAATATTTCGTCCGAGGGAACCAAGATTCAACGATAACGCTAATTCGTTGTCCCCTCCTCGGGTACAGCATTCGGTGGGGGCGGCGGAAATCGAAGAAACTCTGTCGCCCTCACCATTTTTTGGAGGTTCCCTTTGACAATAGCTTCTCCAAAACAAAAGGAATTAAGTGCCTTTGATTCAATAATGTATCGGCTAACTGCCTTAGCTATTGTTGCTTTGACAAGTACTGTTATTTGGCATGAAGTTCGATTAGGGATCATTGAAAATACTGAGTTTTCAGCGACAGAAGCTATTAAGATGGAACGGCGATTGCAGGATGATATCAATCCAGCATGGCTGAAGTCAGATATCCAAGAGTTGAAAACTCTTATCAAAGACTGTATTTTTAGAGTGACTAGACTAGAATCCAAAGTGGAAACTCTCCACCGAGAGGACAAGCCTAGTAAGTAGCTTACTGTTATAGTCAATTACATAATAACGTACGAAGATACGTTATATATCCGAGGAGAATGACAATGTCTAGTTTAACAACTGCTCAGCGAGAGCAGATTCAAAAGGATCTTCTTTCGATGCAGTCTGAGATCGAGAGCAAGCTCAAGGCCCTGGGTATTTCCAAGCCCGTGGATCCGGTTGGTAAGGCTCCTGATGGTGGCCCTACAAGTCAGGCTCATGCTTTCCTGGTGCCCCATCTGCATAATACATTCCGAGTTGTGCGCAAGAATGAAGATGGCTCTGATACTGAATGTCTCGTTAATGAGCGCATGTTCAATTCTGCGACCATGACCAGGGTCGAAGATCTGGTGCGTAAGCCTCGTGTGGTCGAGCCAGCTCCTAGCCACGCGCCCGCTCCCACGCCAGCTCCCACGCCAGCTCCTGCCAAGAAGCCGATTGTTGTGAGCAAGATGAGCCGAGAAGAGATGCTCGTGATGACGACGGTTCAGCTGCGGGGTCTTCCCGAAGTGGATCATATCGACGAAATTCCCGATCGGAAGACGGAGCTTGTTGACGCGATTTTGGCTGTTCGTGAAGCAGCTAAGTAATCCAATAATTCAAACTATAGGAGTTTCTAATGGTTGAAGCTATTCTCCAAACCCGTAAGGCCTACAACTCGGGTGGTTACAATCCCGGGGGTGGCAACCTCATGACGAGTGGCACCGCTACCGTTACCTCAGGTAGCTCTCTCAGCGTCGATACGGGCCTGACGACTATTCTTCAGGTCATGGTTGCAGTTAAGACAGCAACGACTGGTACGGGTGACGCAGCTTACGCCACCTATAATCATGGCGCTGATGGTCTCCTGGATCTCTATGTTTGGGATGATGCTGGAGCGGCTGCTGCTAACGTAGCTACGGTTTCTTGGGTCGCCTTCGGTACTAAGTGATCCGTGGCCGGCCAGTATGCCTTTAAGTGGACCTATGGCGACTCCCTGGACTTCACAATAACGTGGAGTCCGGGGGGCACGCCACAGGATGTCAACGGCTATACGGCCAACATGAAAATCCGTAATAAGACTACGGACGCTGAGTTACTTCATCTAGCCATTGGTACAGGGTTGTCCTTAGGATCTCCCACTACCAATGGTCAAATTATTGGTGCAGTAACGCCAACACTGATGAAGGCTGGTTCCTTAGTCAATGAGAACGTTATCCACTATTATGATCTGCAAGTTCGCAGCTCTGATGGTTCCGTTCTCAAGACTTTAATAGCCGGCGATTTTCAGGTTATCAAGGAGGCCACTGACGTGGATTCGTGATCTATGGCTGATACGATCGTTGTAACTGAGCCTCTGATTCAAACAGTCACGGTTTCCTCGGGTGCTCCATCAGCAGCACCCTTATTTTTTGGGGAAGGAACAAGCGGTCTTGTCCCAGATCCTGGAACAGGGATAGATGATCGTGTCCTACGGGCCGATGGAACGTGGGGAGAGCAGACTGGGGGCGGCGGTGGCGGGGCCCCCACGTCTGCTCAGTACGTTGTACTGGACACGGATGCCG